TTAAATTAAGTCGTGGCCGATGAAAACAACCTGACCCAGCACTTCAAAGTTTAAATTATCTTCAAACATCAGCTCTATCGGGGCGTAGATTTCTTTATTATCGCTAATCAAGCGAATGCCGCCAGGAATACCCTGGACGCGCTTAACCCAAAGCTGATCGCCCGAACGGATAACATATATCTGCCCATCACGCGGCGTGGTTACGGCACGGTTGATTAATAACATATCGCCGTGGTGGATTGTTGGGGTCATGCTATCGCCGGAGGTTAGAATAAATGCCAGTTTATTCTTTTGAAGACCGCGTTGTTGCAACCAGTGCGCGCTTAACCCCACAAAATCATCCGGTTCATACACGTCATCATTAAACGCCCCAAAGCCGGCAGAAGCAAACGTCTTATAAAAAGGCACGCTAACAAGCTCAGTGGCCTTATTTATTGCCTCTTTAACATAGCGCCCTATAGTTTCTGTAATATTTGGGACGATCATTCGTGTTTCAGTTGGATAAAAGCCCAACTCCTTTTGTACTTCTGGTGGGAGCGATGAATAGTGATATTCATAAGCCACCCCTTTCTTTCCCTGAACCTGTTTCTTTTTCCAGTTTTCTTTAGTTGCACGTCTGGTTATGTTGGTCGCCTTGCTTGGCAAATTCCCTATCCCTTCTAACTCAAAAGCAGTAAACCATTCTTGTTTAGGTTGTGAATTCATACAATACCTTTTTAAATTCATCTTGAATTTAAAAAGAGTGTCATTAAAACCCTTTAAAAATCAAGATTGTACAGAAGTCAGTGAAAAAATTGTGAATTCTTTTGAATTCTTTAGTTGATTTCACAAAGAATTCACTATATTATTCAAATCATAGTCAGCGAACTACATCAAAATGTACTTCGTGAGCTAGTGTTAAAACTAACCAAGGATCTCACAAAATGGCAGGAAAAAAAAGAATTATTGACATGCATCGCGCAGATATTCGAGCGGAGTTAGAGAAAAAAGGAACTTCATTAGCTCAGCTTGGAATTGAGAACGGGTTATCAAGAACAACGGTTCGTAATGCCTTGGATAAACCATATCCAAAAGGAGAATGGATAATTGCAAATGCATTAGGGCTTAAACCTTCAGATATTTGGCCTAGCCGCTATCGCGAGTAAGGTTTGGAGGCGTTATGAAAGAATGGTTTAACTCTAAAGAGCTTGCAGGTGTTGGCGGGTTACCAAACAGTCCAAGCAATGTTACTCGAAAAGCTAAAAGCCTATCTTGGGAATTTAGAAAGGTGGAAGGAGTGAAAGGGGTAAGTTATGAATTCTCTTTTAATTCATTACCGAAAGAAGTCCAAGCCGAACTCTTATTAAAACAAAGCCAAGCGGTGGAAATTCCGAAAGCTAAAAAAGAACTCAACTACCTACCGGAAGTTATTTGGAAGCCTTATGAAAAAGCGACCGATAAACAAAAGGAAGAAGCAAAAGCGAAACTCGCCCCACTGCACAAGCTAGACGATTTAGTGAGAAACAACGTGGCATTAATGATGGCGCTTGATGCGGTTTCTACTGAGTATGAAATCGCGAAAGGATCACTCAAACGTTGGTATTACAAAGTGCGGTCTTTTGAACGCCCGGATTGGTTACCTTTATTGTTGGATAAACACAGCAACAAAAAAGCTGGCAAAGAAGCAGACTTCACAGAAGAAGCCTGGGAGGCATTTAAGGCCGACTATTTTAGACCTGAATGCCCGCAATTTGGCAGCTGTTACGAACGTTTAAAACGCGCCGCACGAGAAAACGGCTGGTCAATTCCATCAGCGAGCAGCATTAAGCGCAAAATCGCGCGAGAAGTGCCGAAATTAGTGCAAGTGCAATTACGCGAAGGTGACCATGCAGTCATGCAATATTACCCATCAATGCGCCGCACAGTGGCCGAAATTGAAGCCCTTGAGTGGATTAACGGCGACGGTTATCAACACAACGTATTTGTGCGTTGGCACAACGGCGAAATTGTCCGCCCTAAAACCTGGATTTGGCAAGACATTCGCACCCGCAAAATTCTCGCCTACCGCGTAGATTTAAGTGAAAACAGCGACACCATCCGATTAAGTTTGATGGATCTTATTTGGAAATACGGCATCCCTAAAAAATGCACCATTGATAACACCCGCGCAGCGGCAAACAAATGGATGACAGGGGGCGTTAAGAACCGCTACCGCTTCAAAGTAAAAGAAGATGATGTGACCGGGATTATCCCGATGCTTGGCATCGAATTGTTGTGGACATCGGTGCAATTTGGCAAAGGTCACGGGCAAGCAAAACCAATCGAACGCGCCTTTTCACACGGTGGTTTAGGCGAGTTAGTTGATAAACACCCAAGCCTGGCTGGCTTTTACGCCGGGGAAAATGTTTACAGCAAGCCTGACAACTATAACGGCGGCAAAGACGGCGTGGATTACGGCACATTCATCATGGCATTAGAAGACGGCATCCGCACTTTCAATGAACGCGAAGGCAGACAAACCGAAATATGCCAAGGCATTTACAGTTTCAGCCAAGTGTTTGAGCGCGATTACGCCAAGGCGCAAATTCGCAAGGCAAGCGCAGAACAAATGCGGTTTTTAATGTTGATGAGCGAAGCCGTTACATTGAGAAAAGACGGCACATTTGAGTTAGAAGCTGGTGGCAAGGTCAATAATCGCAAAAACCGCTATTTAGCGAGCGAGCTTATTGCCACAGCGCACCGCAAGGTGGTGGTGAAATTCGACCCGCAAGACTTGCACAACAAAGTGTGTGTTTACGGTTTGGATGGCGTGTTCTTAGCCGAAGCGAAATGTACAGATGCGGTGGCGTTTGGTGATAAAGCGAAAGGCCGCGAACACGATAAAGCACGCAAACAAATGGTGAAAGCGGTGAAAGCCCAAGCGAAAGCCACACTCACTATGAATGCACAAGAAGCAGCGCGTTATCAGCCTCAATTCGAGGAAGAAGAACCGCTAGAACCGAAAATCATCGAGCTATTCCGACAAGAAGGTAACGCAGTACGCAAACACGAAGCGGTATTAGATGACGATGAAGAAACCAACGATTTTGAACAAGGCTGGCGTAAAGGATTAGCCATGATTAAAGAAGAAAAATGGCTTTAAGCCGCATTTAAGGAGCGTTAAACATGACTTTAATTGAACAAATCAAGCAACTTTTAGACAACCAAGTCCACACGCAGCGCGAAATTGCCGCGCAAGCTGGGATTTCAGCCGGGGCGTTGAGTGCATATTTAAAAGGCACTTACACCGGGAACGTTGAAAACGTAGAAGTCGCATTAAAAAACTGGCTTTCAACCCGCGAGAAAAAAGAAAAAGTGTTTGTGGAAGCACCGCACTTTATCGAAATTCCGACCGCCAAGAAAGTATTTTCAGCGTTAGATATGGCCAAGATTTTGCCAACCATGGTGACCGTTTACGGCGCAAGCGGTGTGGGTAAAACAAAAGCATGCCAAGAATATAAAAAAGCCAACCAAAACGTGTGGATGATTACCGCAAGCCCAGCGCGCGCAACATTAAGCAGTATTTTGTATGAGTTAGCACTTGAGTTAGGTATTAACGATGCGCCACGCCGTAAAGACCGCCTATCACGCCTAATTACTAAAAAGCTCAAAGGCACACAGGGTTTGGTCATCATTGATGAAAGCGACCACCTTCCTTATGACGCGTTAGAAGAGATCCGAATTATCCAAGAAGAAGCCGAAGTAGGCTTTGCACTAATTGGTAACGATAAAGTTTACACCCGCATCCAGGGCGGCGTAAACCAGGCGCATGAATACGCGCGTTTATGGTCACGCATTGGTAACAACTGCGGCGTTAAAGCCAGCACAAAAGGCGATATTAAAGCCATCGCGCAAGCCTGGGGGCTTGATATAGCCGACAAGGATTTAATGACCGTCCTTTATGACATCGGCGGCAAGGCTGGCGGCTTACGTGCTTTAACTCAATATTTACGCCTAGCCGGCATGACAGCGAAAGGACAAGGCACTGTCATCACACTAGACCTAATTTTAACCGCCCAAGCACAAATGAAAGGAGCGAACTAATGACAAGCATTACAAAAAACAACACCTTGCGCGAGCAAACTAAACCACATCCAGTGTTTGGTGGCTGCAACAAAATCGCCCTAGGTTACTTATCGCAAACCCAAAAATGCGTGGTTGAGTTAAACAAAATGGGCTTGCATGTATTAAGCATTGAGTTTGACAAAATCAAACCGCGCGTGCGCATTGAGCCGAACGCATTAACGAAGAAATTAGAGAAAACAGGCCAAGCGCTTGCGTATATCCAAGGCAACGATGGCGTGCATTTTGCCGAATATCAAATGATGGTCGAAGGCATCAAGGTAATTTGGCGCAGTTATTTACACTAAAACCAGGAGGAAAAAATGGCAAAAAAACCAACCCGAATTAAAACCGACACCTTTGCAGTGCGTTATCAAACGCGCGATGAAGTGGAAGTGGCAATTAAAGAGATCGGCGATTTAAACCGCGAATTAGAACGCCTAGCGATTGAACAAAACGACCGCTTGGCCGCCATCACCGAAGAATACGCACCAAAGATGAACGTAATCAAAGAAAAGCTCGCGCCAAAACAAGATGCGGTGCAAGCCTGGTGTGAAAGCCGCCGCGATGAATTGACATTAAACGGCAAAACCAAAACAGGCACGTTCAATACCGGTGAAGTGCAATGGCGACAACGGCCACCGTCAGTCGGTATTCGCGGCACAGAGAGCGTGATTGAAAGTTTGCACACGTTAGGCCTGGTTCGCTTTATCCGCACCAAAGAAGAAGTGAACAAAGAGGCCATGTTAAATGAGCCTGAATTAGCCGCAACGGTGGCTGGTGTAACGATTAAAACTGGTGTGGAAGATTTTGTGATCACCCCTTTTGAACAGGAGGCGAAATAATGCCGGCCTGGGCATTGAACCCGGTGTCATATTTGATTATCGGGGTAATTCTAAGCCTAATCGTGGGCTTATTAGACCAGGAATAAAGCCTATTTAAACGCTCTTTAAACCCTAATTTAAGGGGCGTTCATAATAAGTTTTAACCAACCATAAAAGGAAACAAAAAATGGGAAACATCCACAAGTTTAACCGCTTCAAATATTACAGTGAAAAAGCGGCAAAAAGTGAACGCCAAGGCGACTTACAAGACGCCAAGGAACAATGGGCAATCGCAGAGCTAAATGCGAGCGGCCAAAAAAATAAAGAATGGTGCAAATGGCGTGGCGCATTTTGTGACCGAGTAATTATAAAACCTTTCTAGGAGGAAATCATGGCGAAATATATAGCACGTTTTTACTGTTTAGTAGAAGCCGTTGTTGAAGCAGAAAGCAACGAACAAGTGTTAGATATGTGTGATTTAAATGTGTGTGATGTCAATAAACTGCCACACACCATTACAGAAATTGATGATGTGGTTGAAGTGGAGGAAGTATGACTGAGCTAACAAAAGATGACTTACGGGTTGGGCATGTTTACTCCGCGAAAAGTCCTAAAGAACACGGTTTTCCACCATTATTAGGGGACAGACAAATAATGTGGATTGGGCTTATTTATGACAATAAAGAGGGGTTTGTTGATGGTTTGCAATATGACAGCCCATCAGTGAGAAGAGGACGCCACTATCCAAAAATCAGCATAACCAAGTTTTTAAAATGGGCAGAGGCTGACATTACAGACAAAATGCCGAAAGGTGAATGGAGATATGCAAGATGACTGAGCAAGAAAAAATGCGCTTAGACGAGCAATTAGAACAAGCGGCAAAACAGCTCACACACGCGCTCCGCGCGTTACGCACAGGGCAAAATCAACACGCAGCGGTTTATGTTGGCAACGTACAAAACTTGCTGCCAGGTTTAAGAATGAGATTGGTGAAAGTATGAAAGTGCTAGATGAACACATCCTTGAATATATCTGGGACGAAACATTAGACAGGATTGCGCAAGGAACTTTAGTGAATTATATCGGTGGCTTCGTTGGTACATATAGCGACGAGCATGCGGCGAAAGACGCAGAAAACTTTGCAATATTGAGTGTAAGCCAACTTATTGCAGGATCCGGATTAAGCGATAGTCAATTTAGGAAACGGGTTAAAAAACTAATGGCACAAGGCGTTTTATTGCAACGCATTGGGCCAAATAGCTTTGTGATTAACTCAGATGTGATTAAAGACGTAGCGGTACAAGCCGCACGATGTTGGCGTGCAATCGGTGTGCCGTATGGTATGGACGACACAGGGAAAGCCTGTAAAACCTTAACAATTAACGCTCTGCCGAGAAGCATTTTTGAGTTAAAGACAAATTGTTATCTGATTTTGAGAAGTAAATATCCGAATTATAAGTAATAAAACCCATTTACAGCCCATTTAAGCCACGTTTAAGTGGGCTGAATAATGTGTTTTAAAAAGGAATAAACAATGCATAAAACTAAACCAAAGCTGATCCAGCTAATTCATATAGCCAAGCAAAAACTGGCAATGGATGAATATAGCTACCGCGCCATGCTTGAGCGCGTTACCGGGAAAACATCATGCAAAGAAATGAGCGTGGCAGAGTTAATGAAAGTGGAAGCGGAAATGGAAGCCAAAGGATTTAAGAAAACCAGCCGCCGAAATCATTCGCCAAGCGGGAAAAGTGCGGTTGTAAAAAGCAACATTGCGTACAAAATTCGCGCCATTTGGATTGAAATGAGCAAACAAGGGCTTGTGCGAGACGGCTCAGAAAACGCGCTCAATGCGTTTGTGCGCGGCGTAGTGAACCCAATTTACACTAAGCGCGGGATGAATATTCAAGTGCTTAACGTGGGGGCTTTACGCGATGATATGGCCAGTTTAGTGCTTGAGCGATTGAAAAAATGGCAAGCAAGAGGTGGTCTATGAAATTATGCCGCTGTCCTGTATGCCACTCCGATATTCATTTAGACCAACTTTTAGAAGATGAAGCGGGGCGCGAAATTTTAGGGCTGCTCACCGAGTTAAAATATGGCGTAGCCCGCCCTTTGGTTTCATACATTGCACTATTTCGCCCAGATAAATCAGCGCTAAGCAACTCAAGAGCAGTAAAATTAATGCGAGAAGTGCTAGATTTATTCCCACCTTCTCAATTATTAGCCCACTGTTTGAGTGAAACGGTTAATTCAGTGCAGAAAAAACGCCGAGAAAGCCGAAATCTCGCCCCGCTTAACAATCACCGCTATTTAATGCAAGTGATGGAAACGAACCGACCACTCTTTTCCGGTACAGGTTCGGCCGCCGTAAATAACGCAGAACGCCAACAGGCAGAGCGCGCCAATCACGGCAATGATGATATTGAAAACACCATTTTATATATTGAGCGTTTTTATCAGCTAGGCCAGCCGGTGGAACACTTGCCAGGCTATGATGTATGGAAAAAGTGGAAAGATAAACAGCAAAAATGAACTTTTTTTAACCGCCGAAAGGCGGTTTTTTTATTTATAAATCAAGTAATTATTTTCAAGCAAAGACTTGACTTGCAAAAATAATCCGCACAACGCATTGTAAAATCGCTATAATTTTGAACAATAGTGATCGTCCAACCAGTAGGGGTGGCTATGTTGAATGCAAGCAATGAACAAATTGAAACGTTTAATGAGAAAGCGCCTGAAATTTTGGCGGATTTAGCAAAACATACAGAAGTAAAAATTAAAGAAAAAATCGCTGATATTGAGCCAAAACTCGCCCAGCAAATCAGCATTGAAGTGGCAAATCATATCGCGCAATGCTGGGGCGGTGAGGTGATTTATATCCCGCGCAACCTTGTTTTATTACTAAACGAGCGTGACCGTAAGATTTTTAACGAATTCAATGGCACAAATCACCGTGAACTCGCACGAAAATACAACGTGTCAATGCAGTGGATTTATCAGATTGTGAAGAAAATCACAAAAGAAGAAATCCAACGCCGCCAGTTTGATATGTTTGGCAACTCATAACCGATAAAAATGACAAAAAACGTCCGAAAGGGCGTTTTTTTGTGGGAAAATCAAACAAATTAAGAGTATGATAGGAGCGGTTATTTTATCAATCTAAGGAAAATATAATGAAAAAAACATTAGTTTTATTAAGTGGCTTGTTATTGGCTGCTTGTGGCGATAAAGCCATCACCTCTGAAGACTTAGTTTCAACAATGAAAGCCAGTGGCATTGAAATTAACGATGTAAAAGATTTAAAAAATGATAAATTTATGGTGCAGGGATTCAAGGAACGCTTTGCGTTCTCGATTCCTGAAGTTGCACCTAAAGGCGGACAAGCCTTTATTTGTGAGAAAAAAGAACAATGCACACCTGTTTTTGCCTATTTCGATGCATTGAAAAATATTGCCGGCCCTTATTTATATCAATCACCGAATGGCAAGGTTGTATTACAACTGAATGCCAGTTTAACCGAAGAAACTGCGAAGAAATTAGAACAAGCAATTTCTAAGTATTAACTTCTTTAAATCAATTTAAAATCAATAAAACAACATCCGTTTTAAACTCCTTTGTAGTCTTACAAAAGGAGTTTTTTTATGTCTTTATCCTTACCTATCACAAAAATTGTGATCCATTGCTCCGCTACTCGTAACGGCAAGCAACTCAGAACAGTTAATCAAACCGCCGCTCAACGTATTAATGACTGGCACTCACAACGCGGCTTTAAACGCGACCCAATTTTAGCCAAAAAATTCAATCCGCACCTGCCTAACATTGGCTATCACTTTGTAATTGACACCGATGGCACGGTTGAAACAGGCCGAATGGTTGGCGAAGTTGGTGCGCACGTGAAAGGTCATAATCAACACTCACTAGGCATTTGTCTTGTTGGTGGTATTACCACAACCGGCAAAAACCATGGTGAATATACCGAAAAACAATGGCTCGCCTTGCACAAATTATTGCAAAAACTAGAGAGCGAACACCCCAGCGCACGCATTTGTGGACATCGTGATTTGAGTCCAGACGTTAATGGTGACGGCACAATCACCCCGAATGAGTGGATTAAAGACTGCCCATGTTTTGATGTTTGGACGTGGTTGGATAGTGAGCAAGTGATTAACGTTGACCATTTATTTCGGGGGTAAATATGGGACTTGCAATGTTTTTATTCGGCGTGTTCGTCTTTTTAGCCGTTATTTTACTAATTATAGACCAAGAGTTTGCTGCACTTTTGTGCGCTGGCGGAGCGGTATGTTGTTTTGTCGTTATCATCACAATGATCAACATTCAGGACACCTGCCAGAGTTACGGCAAATTTAATGTGGGCGGTAATTTCTATCAATGCCAAAAAATTCAGGAGGGGAAATGAGCGCGCCAACCTATTCAGCAAAGGCTAAAAAATCATTTTCACGCGGCTGGAAATCAAGCAATAACGCGCAACGCAACCGAGTTGTAAATAAAGGCATGACCGCCGCCACCGTTTTTTATGCACGTTGGAGACCATGATGGAACGAGAAGTACGTGGCATCACACTGTTTTCAGTGTTATGGGAGATCATAATTTTTGGTGGCTTTATATCTGCCAATGAACTTGCAATAAAGAACCTTGTTCAAGCCTATGAGTGGTTATTTTACTTTTTTACAGCAATTTCGCTGTTGGCACTTTTATGTGGTACTTCTTCTTTATACCAATATACAAGAGCCAAGTTTTATTGGGAAATCGTAACCAGCACTCTGCTGGGCTTAATGTTGGCCTATTACGGTTATTTTTTCTGCGCGAGCGTACTGACATTATGGGGGTATGTTTCAGCGCAACAAGATTATTTCAATAAGGGAAAAGAAAATGGGAATGAAAGAACTGATCACCAACAATGATGGACGATTATCAACGACTGCGTTCATCCAGTTTTTTGGCGCGCTATTAATGGCCGGCGTGCTGGTCTATACCGTCTGGTTGGATCGTAGTTATGTAGGCGAATTGTTTACGACATTTGCTATTTTTTGCGGCGGTGGCGCCGCAACGAAAGGCTTCGCCAATGCAATGCAAAGCAGAAATAGCCAAGGGGGCGGACATGATTAATCTTTATATTGTAGGTGCGGCTTTCGCCGTTTTGGCTGGCGTGTTTATCCATGGCCGCGTGCAAGCGGCAAAAATTCGCAAGCAACAAGAAGAGATCGAATTTGTAAAACGTGAAGCGGCCGCAGTCGCCCAGGAGTTAGAAAATGCAAACACTGCAAAAAACATTACTGAAACTAACCGCACTTTGTCTAGCAAGTCTGTTGATGAGCAGCTGCAGTCAAAAGGTTATTTCCGTGAAGACTAGCGGATGTTCAGCGTTCGGTATTATTTATCCAAGCCGTAAAGATACAGAAGAAACCAAACGGCAGGTGCTTAATCATAACTTGACTTATGAAAAAATCTGCCAAAAGAAGGAACCTAAATAATGCTAGAAACACTGGAGTTTATCCAACGCCATTGGGCAATTGTAGTGGCGATTGGCGGGGCTGTATGGACATATTTTTGGCTGACAATGGACAGTAAATATGCTCGCAAAACTGATGTTGCTGACTTACGCAGGGCAATTGAGAACAACGAAAAAAGCCTATCGGAAGTCAAAGGCGAATTAAGACATCTGCCAACTTCAAAAGAAGTGGCCGATTTGCGTTTATTAATGACGGAAATGAAAGGCAAAACCGACGTATTAAATACCAATATTGGCAGCCTTAACCATCAAGTGAAGTTATTAATTGAAAAAGAGGTAAATAAAGAATGATGCGCCAAGATATTTTCACAAAAGACCAACGATTGGTGATTCTGCGCTCGCTTGAAGAGTGTGGTTATGATGCCAACGAAAGCATTTTAAATGATTGCTTAGATATGTATGGCCACGATATTAGCCGCGACTTAGTGCGAAACCACCTGTTATGGCTTGAAGAGCAAGGCTTGATTACGCTGACTCGTTTAAACAATAACGGCAAAGATTTCTTCGTGGCTACTATTACGCAGCGTGGGCTGGATGTGGCACAAGGTCGCGCTTTTGTGGACGGCGTAAAAAAGCCAAGTCCAAAGATTTAAACCCAATTTAAAGGAGGTTTAAATGACCGATAAAAATACACGCGGCCGTGCAAGCAAAGTGGACTTACTTCCACCTAATATCAAAACCCAACTGGCAATGATGTTGCGGGACAAACACCTTTCACAAGCGCAAATCCTTGAAGAAATCAACGACCTGATCCGTGATTGCGGGTTAGATGACAGCTATCAATTAAGCCGCACAGGCCTTAACCGTTACGCCAGCCGCATGGAACAAATGGCGAGCAAAATTCGCAACGCGCGTGAAGTCGCCGAAATTTGGACGAAACAATTCGGTGAAGCACCGCAGAGCGATATTGGCAAGCTATTGATGGAAATTGTTAAGAACCTGGCGTTTGAAACGTCCATCGGTATGAGTGAAAACGGCCAGGCAGAACCAAAAGACCTTGCGTTATTATCGTCCGCTATTCAACGCTTAGAACAGGCTGAAAGTTTAAGTTTTAAACGTGAGCAAGCAATACGCCAGGAAACTATTAAGCGCGCCGCAGAAGCCGTAGAAGAAGTTGGGAAAGAACAAGGCGTGAGTCTTGAAGATGTGCAAAAAATGGTAAAAGCAGTTTATGGCATCGAATAAAACCGTTCTCTATAAATATCAAAAAAACTGGCTAAATGATAAAAGCCGGTTCAAGGTGGCTATGTTTGCGCGTCAGACGGGTAAAACATTTACGACCACATTTGAAATTGTGATGGATTGTTTAGCGGCCGAGGCTAAGGGTGAACGCACGCGCTGGGTGATCTTATCTCGCGGGGAACGCCAGGCAAAAGAAGCAATGAACGAGGGGGTAAAACGCCACCTTGAAGCATTAGGCATGGTTTGTGAAGTATTAGAAGTGCCGTTTAATTCAACAATCAACGCACTCGAAGTTGTTTTCCCAGGCGGCTCAAAAATCACCGCTCTTCCAGCTAACCCCGATACCGCTCGCGGGTTTTCATCAAATGTATTCCTAGATGAGTTTGCCTTCCATGCAGATAGCCGCGAGATTTGGAAAGCCTTATTCCCGGTAATCTCTGCCGGATTTAAATTGCGCGTGGTATCAACCCCAAATGGCAAGGGGAATAAGTTTTACGAATTAATGACCGATGTAAATAACACGGAATGGTCTCGTCACATAGTTGATATTTACCAGGCGGTTGCTGACGGATTGCCGCGTGATGTTGAACAGCTTCGCCGTGGTTTAAATGATGAAGACGCTTGGGCGCAAGAATTTGAACTCAAATGGCTAGATGAAGCCAGCGCGTGGCTATCATACGACTTAATTGACGGTGTAGAACATCCGGATGCGGGTAAACCTGAACTCTATCAAGGTGGCGCTTGTTTTGTTGGAATGGATATTGCGGTGCGCAATGACTTAACGGTGATTTGGGTGGTTGAATTGGTAGGTGATGTTTATTGGACGCGAGAGATTGTGACATTAAAACGCGTGCAATTACGCCAACAACAAGAAGAATTAAACCGCATCATGCGCCAGTATCACGTAGTGGGCGGCAATCTCGACCAAACAGGCATGGGTGAAAAAATGGTCGAGGACGCACAGTACGAACACGGCAAGCGAATTCAAGGTGTGCTTTTCAATGTTTCCACAAAACTAAAAATGGCCACTATCGGTAAAACGGCCTTTGAAGACCGCAAAATTCGCATCCCGCAAGGTGACGCAGATTTGCGAGAAGATTTACACAAGCTCAAAAAAATAACCGGCAGTAACGGCCAGCCGCGGTTTACCGCAGAAAGCGACAGCAACGGTCACGCCGACCGAACCTGGGCGTGCTTTTTAGCTTTAACCGCTGCAACGGAGGCGGTTATGCAACCGGTCAAGGCGTACAGCCGTAAACAACGAACAAGTCGTAAAATGACCCAAGGATATTAATTATGACAACAAAAAAACAAGATTTAATCGGCGTCATCGCTACCCGCGCGAAGGCTATCGACTTTTGGTCGTTTATGCACTACCTCCCAAACCCTGATCCTGTATTGAAGAAAATGGGGCGCGACATTTCAGTCTATCGCGAAATTTTGTCAGATAGCCATGTGGGCGGTTGTGTTCGCCGCCGTAAAGCTGCCATTAAAGGTTTAGAGTGGCGCATTACCCCAACCGGGAATGAAAAAACAGATGAAATCCTGGCAACGCTTTTTGACCACTTACCAGTAAATCAAATCATCAATCAAATTTTAGACGCCACCCTGTTCGGTTACCAGGCGCTTGAGGTAATGTGGACAAGTGAGAACGGATTATTACTCCCAACTGAAATAGTCGGAAAGCCACAAGAGTGGTTTGTATTTGATGAAGACAACCGTTTAATGCTGCGCACGAAAGAGAACCGCAATGGCGACATTGTCCCGGAAAAGAAATTTTTACTCGCCACCCAACAAGCCGACTACATGAACCCATACGGTCGCGCAGACCTGGCGATGTGTTTTTGGGCGGCCACTTTTAAGAAAGGCGGGTTCAAATTTTGGCTAGAGTTTGCTGAAAAATACGGCTCGCCGTGGTTAGTGGGTAAATACCCACGAAACGCTAACGCCCATGAAATTGATGAGTTGTTAGATAGCATGGAAAAAATGCTCGGCACAGCCGTGGCGGCTATCCCGGACGACAGCTCTATTGATATGCTTGAAAGCGGAAGCAAAGGCGGTTCATCACAAGTGTTTGATGATTTCTTGCGCTACTGTAAATCAGAAATTGCCATCGCGTTATTGGGGCAAAATCAAACCACAGAAGCCGAAGCAAATCGTGCAAGCGCCACGGCTGGCTTAGAAGTGACCCGTGATATTCGCGATGATGATGCCCGCATGGTTGAAGGTGTGTTTAACCAATTATTAGCCTGGATTTGTGAGTTAAATTTCCACGTGGACATGCAGCCGACATTTGAGCTTTATGAACAAGAAAGCATTGATAAATTACAAGCCGAGCGTGACGAATTATTGGCAGGGTTGGGCGTGCAATTCACCGAACAATACATCATGCGAACCTATGGATTTGAAGAAGGCGACATTGTAGTTACAGCACCTGAAAAAAGTGCGGTCAAAAATACGGCCGATTTCGCCGAGGCGATTCCTAAAACTATCGTGGAAACCATTGGGGAACAGTTAGAGGTAGAAGGTGAACCTTTTGTGGAAGAATGGCTACAAACCATCCAGGATAAGCTATCACAAGCAGAAAGCCTGGAAGATTTTCGCAACCAATTAGACAGTTTGATCCCTGAGTTGAGCTTTGCTGAATATGGCAAGGTGATGGCGTGGGCATCAACAACAGCACACTTTGCTGGCCGTCAATCCGTTGAAGATGAGCGTAAATAAAATGAGTAAATTCACTTTTGAAGAGCAGGTCAAATATTTTGAGAAGAAACTCAATTTGCCTACTAATAGCTATTTAGACGTGCTGGGTGAAGAACACGACTACTTTTTTATGGTGGCCGGCGCAAACCGTAATGAAGTGTTGACCGCATTTCGCGAAGCAGTAGACGATGCCATTGCAAATGGTGAAACCTTAGAGGGATTCCGCAAGCGTTTTGATGATATTGTGGCAAATACCGGCTGGCAATATAACGGCGGGCGAAACTGGCGCACCCGGATTATTTACGACACCAACGTTTATGGCGCGTATAACCGAGGACGATTGGCGCAGCATTTGGATTTGGTTGATGTATTGCCTTATTGGGAATATCACCACCATGATAATGAACACCCGCGCGAGGAACATATCGCGTTAGACGGCACAATTCTACCCGCCACAGATCCGTTTTGGCGCTATTATTATCCAATCAAAGCGTACGGCTGCCACTGCACGGTATCAGCTCACGATGCCGATGATTTAGCCGAAATGGGGCGAAAAGTGAGCCCATCACCTGAAATTGAGTGGGAAGAAAAACTGGTAGGCGTTCGCTCCGGCAATCCACGAACAGTACGCGTGCCGAAAGGTTATGACGTGGGATTTGCACCTTATAACTTTGAGCGCCTAACGCAATCTCGCGATGTTGATGTGGACAAGTTGTTATTACAAAAAATGACAACCGCCGAGCCGCATTTGGCGAGCCTGTTAATTGATGATGTATTGAAAAGCCCAAAAGCCATGCTGCTATTAAACGGCGCGATGAAAGAAATGGTCGACACAGTCAGTCAGCAAAAAATCGCACGTGGCAATATGAAGTATGTGGGTGCGATTCCTGAACCGGTATTAACTAAGCTGGATAATTTAGAAAAAGCTCCGCAGAGCGCGGTAATCGCTGTGCGTGATGAAGATGTGCTGCATGCATTACGCGATACCAAACAAGCCAAAGGCATTAGCTTGCCGGTGGAGTTTTGGGAACAATTACCGGAAAAACTGCGCCACCCGAAAGCGATCTTATTGGACGACCAACAAAAACAACCGACCCTGTTATTCGTTTATGAAACCGAACAAGGCAAAGTGGCGGTTAAAATGGACTATGAAATCAAATTAAAAGATGCTTTAAGCGGGAAAAAACTGCCGCACAAGGTAAATTTAGTCAGAACTGCAAGTACAATTAAAAGCGATATTGAGTGGAATGATTTTAAGAGAAGCTATGCGCTTTTATGGGGTGAGCTAGATTAAGCGGTGGCTTGCCTGATTCGAACAGGATAATGACGGATGGAACATTGCCGCCAACCTTTCCAGTAGGAAACCCCCACCGCAATTTCACTATACGCCCTGGCATTATTTTTATCAAGAGAAAATTATGTTAAAGATCACCATTAACGATAATCAAGCTATTCAGAAACTGACCAGCATTGCAAATCAATTAGAAAAGCCGCGTCAGCTGTATGGCTTGCTGGGTGAAACATTGAAAAAAATTCATGACGCCCGCTTTAAAGCTGAGATTGATCCAAAAGGTAATCGCTGGCAAGCGTTATCGCCACGCACAAAAGCGTTAAAAATGAAACGCGGGAAAAGCACAAAGATTTTACGTCAAGATGGTTATCTATCAGACAAAACCGCGTATAATTACGACAATGACCATGTTGAGTTTGGTAGTGATGCAAAATATGCTCGCCTACATCAATTCGGTGGAAACGCCGGACGTGGTCGTAAAGTTAAAATTCCAGCGCGCCCATGGTTGGGTATCAACGAAAGTGATGGTCAGAAACTTCTGAAAAAATCGACCGCACTTTTACAACGACAAATTGACAAAAATCTAAAGTAAAAGCTAAGAATCAAAATAACGCCACAAATTAGCGCCACAGAGCTTTTATTTAAAATTAATGCAATTTATCGACTAAAAAAATTTAAATCGATTTGAAGCGATTTGAACGCCATTTAAAGCGTTTTAGATTTAAAGATAAAGTGCATTTCAACCCCGCGTCAAAAATCCCTCTTTTATTCTTTCAACCACTTTAAAATTCAAGCCCGCATTTTTTCTCTATGCTAGCGGTATTCAAACGAGGATACCCTATGCAATTAATTGAGATTTTCAAAGCGGGCAAACGCACCGACGCAAATGGTTTAGAAGTGGAGATTACCACAGAAGATTTGCAGCAAGCGGTCAATGCCTACAACGTAAACTTTCATGAGTCCCCGGCGGTAATTGGCCATCCTAAACACAACGCCCCCGCGTATGGTTGGGTAAAACGCCTTGAATTAGACGGCGATGTATTAAAAGCCGAATTCGACCAGGTAGACCCTGAATTTGCCGAAATGGTAGATAAAGGGCGATTCAAAAAAGTCTCATCATCATTTTATTTAGCAGACAGCCCAAACAACCCTTGCCCTGGCAACCTGTATTTGCGCCATGTTGGATTTTTAGGTGCGATGCCGCCAGCGGTAAAAGGCCTACGCAACCCGGAATTTGCTGAAGACGAGCAAGGCGTGGTTGATTTTTCTGATTGGGTAGAAGCCAGCCTTTGGCGTCGCTTGCGCGATTGGTTTATTGGCACGCACGGCCAGGAAGAAGCTGATAAAGCCATCCCGGACTATCTCGTGTCAAGCGTGCAAGAAGAGTCCATCCGAAACGAATATAAACGTATCAACCAAACGGAAGTCGGCTCGCCTATTCCTAGTTTTAACGAACCCACTTTAGAACAACCTTCAGAACCACAAGGAGAACCTGAAATGACCCCTGAAGAAATTGAACAGCTCAAGGCAGAAAACCAACAGTTGAGAGCCGAAAAAGCTGAAGCAGCACTTAACCAAGCAAAAGCCGACAATGCCGACTTTGCCGAGGGTTTAGTAAAAGCGGGCAAATTAGCCCCGGTGGCAAAACAACAGGCCATTGATTTATTAAATCTCGGTTCAACAACTGCAGCTGGCGGCGTGGTTGAATTCGGTGAAGGTGAAAGCCTACACGGAAAAATCAAGGCGTTTTTAGAAGCGCAGCCCGCTATCGTTGAATTTAACGAGGTGGCGACTAAAGAAAATGCCACAACCGCAGAAGACGGCACGGTGGAATACGCCGAAGGTACAAGCGCAGATGCCATTGATATGGACAAAAAAGTCCGCGCTTATATGAAAGAACACAATGTGGGCTACACAGCCGCATTTAACGCAATCACTCAATAAGGAGCAAATGCATGACTGATTTATCAAAACAACGCGTAGTTGACCCGGTATTAACCGAACTTGCGAAAGGTTATTACAACGGCAACATGATTTCTGAAGTGTTGTTCCCTATCGCTGAAACTAAAAAAGAAGGTGGTAAAGTCCCTACATTCGGTCGCTTAGCGTTCCGTTTACAAACCACAAAACGTGAGCTTCGTGCAGCATCAAATCGCTTAACGCCGGAAGACATTGGTTCATTGACCGTTGTTTTAGAAGAAAACGACATCGAATACCCAATCGACATCCGCGAAGTGAATGAAACCGAAGATGTTTATCCATTACGCCAATTTGCGACAGGTGTGACACAAGATGTCATCGTGCTTGGCCGTGAAAAAGCTTGTGCGGACTTAGCTTTAAACGAAGCGAATTATGAAACCACAAACAAAGTGACCTTAAGCGGCACGTCTCAATTTACCGACCCTAATTCAGATCCTATTGGTGTGATTAAAACCGGTATTCGTGCAATTAAACGCACTACAGGCCGTAAACCAAACGTTTGTGCAATTTCCGGCGACGTGTGGGAAGTATTAAGCGAACACCCTAAAGTGTTGGAAAAAATCAAATACGTGGCGACTGCCGTATTAACGCCGGAAGACTTTGCAAAATTAATCAAAGTAGATCGTGTTGTGGTTGGTGAAGCCGTGTACGAAGAAAGCGGTGAGTTGAAAGATATTTGGTCGAAAGCGATTGTGTTGGCTTATGTTGCGCCGCCATCAAAAGAGCAAAAACAAAATATCTACGAACCATCATTTGGTTATACCGTACGCCGCAAAAACGGCTTATATGTAGATACTTACCCTGAAGTGGGTGGCAAAGTTGAAATCGTTCGCACGACCGATATCAATAAACCATACATCGTGGGTAAATCTGCTGGTTACTTAATCAAAGGTTGTATTTAACCCCAATTTGAACCGCATTTAAACGCGATTTAAGTGCGGTTTAATTTCAACTTATTTTAAGGGCGAATTATGTCAGATAAACAAAAAACGGCATTTTTAGTCGCAGCGGCGATGGCAATTTTACACAACGGCAAGCGATATGAGCAAAACGATGTGATTGAGCTTACCGAAGAAGAAGCCGACAAGCTCGCGATTTACATTAAGCCGGCCGAAACTAACAGCGAGCAACGCGAGCAAGCTGAACAAACTGAACAAACCGCAAGTGATGAATTAACTGCGGCTGAACAGGTTGAAAGCGATGCGGAAGAAGCGGCTGCTGAAACGTCTGCGGAAGAGCCAGGCGAAGAAGCGGGCGAAACCACAAAACCAAACAAAGGTAAAGATAAGTAATGTATATCACGGCACAAGATTTAGAAGATGTAATGAGCGAAAGCACGCTAATCGCCCTATCAAATGATACATCCCGCGCGACTACCGCCAATCAGATGACATTGGATAAGGCTTGCGAATACGCCACGGAAACCGTGGACGGCTATTTGCGCTCGCGTTACGTCTTGCCATTAAATCAAGTGCCGACCTTGGTGCGTAATATTTGTTTACAAATCGCACGTCATTGGTTGTATTCCCGCCGCCCGGACGGTAAAGGATTCCCGGACAACGTCCGCGAAACCCATGCACAAGCCTTGAAAGACCTGGAACGGATTCAAAACGGCAAACTGCATCTTGGCCTAACGGAAATCGGGAGCGCGACCGATGATAACTACCCAACCGCGCTGAAATTCAACACGCGCGCGCCACAGAAGCTCGATTTAACAGGATATTAATATGAGTGCAACGCTTCCGATTTTAGAAAGCATACAGCAACGGATAGCCGATAAAACGGACAAGTTTAGCATTGAGTTATTTCCTGATGATTTGGAGCACTACAATCTCACAGACGAATTCGGTGCTGTTTTAGTGCAATACGCCGGGTCGAAGTTTGAAAGCATCGACAGCGTGGATGTTATCCAGCAACGCCGAGTGGTGATGGTTGCGCTTACTGTGATTGCTCGAAGTCAGCATGACGACCACGGGGCAATCGAAATGTTAGACCAACTCCGCTTGGCAATAGTTGGGTTTAAACCAACTAACTGCACAGCGTGTAGTTTAGTGAGTGAAGAGTTTGGCGGCGAGTCAGACGGCCTTTGGCAGTATCAGCTTTTAGTGCAGACCGAAACATGGCAAGTAGAGCTTTGCGAACCAAGCAATTTACCTAAATTTACCACCGCACGCTATCGCCGTGCGGATAAACCTAATCCCAAACAACCATAGGAGAAAATTATGGCATTCCATCACGGGACGAAAACAATTCGCGTAGCAGGTGGTTCTGTTGCGGTGGAAACTGTCGACGGTGCAATTATTGGTATCGTTGGTACAGCACCTATCGGCGCGGTGAATGAATTAACAGTATGTCAAACGACCAAAGATTTTTCAAAATTTGGCGTAATCTTAGGCAAGGGCTTCACGCTTCCTGACGCCTTTGATGTTTTATCTCGATATTCAGCGGGTAAAGTGTATGTGGTCAATGTTTTAGACCCAGCAAAACACAAAACAAGCGTTACCAATGAAGCATTAACGCAAGATGCAAACACCTTGCGTGCTAAAACAGCGCACCCTGGCCTTTTAAATTTAACCTTAAGCACTGATCGCCCTTTGACACTCGGTCAAGACTATGCGGTAGATTTGCAAACAGGTGAGATTACATTTAAAGCAAAACACGAAACATTAAAAGCGACCTATGAATACGCCGACCCAACAAAAGTAACGGAAGACGACATCAAAGGTGGCATTGATTCTGCAACCGGTAAACGCAAAGGGTTTGAGTTATTGCGCGATGGTTTTAACCTATACGGTGCTGATGCGAAGATTTTAATCTGTCCTGAGTTTGATAAGACAGCAAGTTGTGCGGCAGCATTAACCACGCTCGCAGAACAGTTGAAAGCAGTGGCTTATGTGCAATTACCAAAAGGCACAAGTCTTTCTGATGCAATCAAAGGCCGAGGCCCATTGGGAACAATCAACGCGTCTGCAAGCACAGAGCGTGCGCGCCACTTCTTTCCTTATGCTATCGGCTCAAGCAATACGTTGGAAAGCCTTGCGGTGCATGCGGCTGGCTTGCGAATGAAAACCGATACCGAAAACGGGTACTGGTTCTCAACATCAAACCGCCCATTACAAGGGGTGATTGGCATGGAAATCCCACTGACTGCGCGTGTTGATGATGAACAATCAGAGACCAACCAGTTAAATGCGGTGGGTATTACAACCATTTTCAACAGCTTCGGTACAGGTTTCAGATTATGGGGTAACCGCTCATCAAATTATCCGACCGTAACGCATATCATCAACTTTGAAACCGCGCTTCGCACCGGTGACTTAATTGATGAAAGCATCCGCCGCACAGAGTTGCAATTCATTGACCGTCCAATCGACGATGCATTAATTGACAGCTTGCTTGAAACGGTAGACACCTATTTGCGTGCGCTTCCGAGTATTGTGGGCTACAGCGTAAGTCTTGATTATGACACTGATTTAGTTGATGAATTCAGCAAAGGTCACGTGCCGTTAGTTTATGACTACACCCCTAAACTTCCAGCGGAATTGATTTCGAACAAGTCCGTCATGACCCGTAAATACTTAGTGAATTTAGTTTCACAACGCTAAGGAGTAAAAACCGATGAGTATTTCTATTAATCAAATCGTCAACGGCAACGTGTACATTAACGGTAACAGTCAAATGGGGCGTGCGAATGAAGTGAAAATCCCGGACATTGAGTTTGAAAAGGTTGCTCACAAAGGCTTAGGGCTGCATGGTGAAATTAAACTTCCAGCCGGCACGAACGCTATCGAAGCAGAAATCACCTGGGATAGCTTTTACCCGGAAGTGCGCGCGTTGTTGTTGAACCCTTATAAAAATTCACAGCTAATGATCCGCTCAAACCTCCAGGTGTTTGATTCACGCGGGTTGGCTGCTGAAGAGCCGATGGTGACCATTATGAATGTGTCAGCCAGCAAAATTGGTGGTACGGCGCAGAAAAATAAAGAGAATTCAGAGTTTGGTGATACGGTAGATGTTTATTCAATCAAACAGACCGTAGCCGGCAAAGAGATCTTATTTATTGACGTGCTTGCAAATATCTACCGTGTAAACGGCCAAGATGTGTTGCAAAAATACCGCACTAATATCGGTCAATAAAGGGGTGAAAACCTTTAAATCTATTTAAAATCATTCAACCGGTCAAAGTTGTATTCTCCTTTGTGAAGTTAAACAAATCTACTCACAAAGGAGTTTTTTTATGTCTGAAACCATTCTTAAATTAGAGTTCCCTTTCCCTGACGGGCAAGGAAATACCATCACCGAGTTAAAAATTCGCCGTCCGAAAGTGCGCGATATTCGCAAAATGACAGGTAAAACCGAAACCGAAATGGCGGTGAGTTTGCTTGCAATCGTCACAGGCTTAGTACCTGAAGATATTGACGAGCTTGATATTGCCGACTTCCAGGCCGCATCAAAAATTGTTGAGAAAATGCAAAAGGGAAAGTAGTCGCGGAAAGCCTTAATGCAGCCCTGGCCGACTTGGCCTTTTGGTTTGGATTCCAGCCAAGCGAGCTGGAAGAGATGACGCTTGATGAAGTGGAACGTTGGATTATTCAAGCGGAGCGGCAGATAAAAGCAAGGTACACAAAAGCCGCTATTTAAGGGGCTTTTTGTTTAGTGTTTAAGTAGGGTTTGAAGCGTGGTGAATAAGCCAAAAAGCGAGATGATAATAACTCTACACGAAAACATCACCAGGAAGCCGACCAATATCCACGGTAGTGCAAATAAAAAAGCAGATACGCAAACGGAAATCCATGAGAGCGAGTTACTTTCTGAATAAAAAACTAAAAAATGATAAAGGCTGCCGAGATAACTTAAAACAAGTGCAAGCAATAAAACAGCCTGTGTGTTTTCCACCCATTTTTCTCTTGTCATTTCTTCCTCCTTATTAATTAAACGGGACTATAAAACATGTCAAACAATCTAGCAATAGGATTAGTCATTACAGCCGGCGTGACAGGTGCGGTTAAGGGCATCCGTTCTGTTTGCAATAGTTTTAAAATATTGCAAGACCAAAGCCTTAGCACGTCTAAAAAGATGGGCGCATTGGCTAAAACTGGAGTAGCCGGGTTTACAGCACTGGCGTCATCCGTTACCGCCACTATGGGGACTATTCGCGGTCTAGCCGACCCCGCAATTAAATTTGAAAGCGCAATGGCCGATGTTAAAAAGGTCGTAAACTTTGATACGCCAGCTCAATTCAAAGAAATGGGCGACGATATTCTAAAACTTACTCGCACAATCCCAATGGCCGGGGAAGAAATTGCCGCTATCGTTGCGGCTGGCGGTCAATCCGGCGTGGCGCGGGAAAATCTACTCGGATACGCTAAGGACGCGGCCACAATGGGCGTGGCTTTTGATATGGCAGCCGGTGATGCGGGTGAGGCAATGGCAACCATGGCTAACGTGCTAGGCAAACCAATTACAGAGATGGCGCAATTCGGGGATGTGATTAACCACCTATCCGATAACGCCAACTCGAAAGCGAAAGATATTGTAAATGTCATTACGCGGGTGGGTTCTGATACAAGAATGCTTGGACTTACCGAAAAGCAATCCGCTGCGCTAGGATCTACCTTCCTTTCAATGGGTAAAGCACCTGAGCTTGCAGCGCAAGCAGTGAAAGGTATGTCGTCATCATTTTTACAACTTAAAGCTGGTGAGCATGCAAAAGAGTTAAAACAGCTAGGATTTACGACAAAAAGCTTCGCCGCTGCGATGAATAAAGATGCACAAGGTGCGATTTCTTCTTTCATTGAAAAAGTGAAACAGATGCCAAAAGATAAACAGTATCCGCTTCTCGCCAAGATATTTGGTAAACAATATGCCGACGATGTATTGTTACTCGCGCAAAACACCGGGGAATATAACCGCCAGTTAGGGTTATTACAAGAAACCGATGAGCACGGGAATTTAAAATATATCGGATCAATGCAACGCGAGTTTGAAAACCGGAGTAATACAGCAGAAAACAAGCTCACCAAGCTAAAAAACAGTATTTCGGAATTGGCCTCCAAAATTGGAGAAGCATTTTTGCCGGTGATTTCTTCATTTGTGGAAAATATCACACCAGTCATTTATAGCATTACTGAATGGGTGAGAACCAACCCTCAAATTATGGAATGGGTCTTGACGATTGGTGGCGGTGTTGCGTCGGTTGTGGGCGGCTTATTAACGCTTCACTCTGCCTTTTCTTTTGTGGCGGCCGGGTTATTGCCGTTTATTAAGGCGGGAAAATTCCTGGGTGTATTTCTAGGGAAATTTTTATTTTCAGCAATCAGCAAACTGTCACTTGGGATTGGCTATTTAATGGGCTACGTGATAAAAGGCGCAATGATGTTTGGAAAAGCGATCTTGATGATGAGCCGTGCATTGCTTACCAATCCAATCGGGTTAATCATTACGGGGATTGCGGTTGCCGCGTATTTAATTTATGAAAATTGGGCGAAAGTCGGGCCATGGTTCTCTGAATTATGGAGCAAGGTTTCCGGGGTGTTTTCTAACGCCTGGAACGGTATCACAAATTTCTGCTCAACTGCCTGGACAAATATCAGCAATTTCTTCACATCCGGCATCGGCAATATCACATCGACCATTCTAAGTTGGTCGCCTTTGGCTTTATTCCAGCAAGTCTTTTCTTCTGTGCTTTCCTGGTTTGGAATTGATGTGCCAGCGAAATTTATGGATTTTGGCCGAAATATGATAGACGGACTAGTGAACGGTATTAAAAACGCCTGGGAAGAAGCGAAAAAGATTGTTTCTGATTTAGGTGACGGCATTAAGGGGTGGTTTGCTGATAAGCTGGGTATTCATTCGCCAAGCCGAGTGTTTAAAGGCTATGGTGTGAATGTTGTGGAGGGGTTGGCGATTGGGATGGATAAATCAACATCCATCGCAGAAGCAGCGTCAGATAACCTTGCGGGGGCTGTGGGGTTAAATGGTGTGACCCATAACACAGGCGTTCTTGCCAATTATCAGCCGCTCAATCGCGCGGATATCATGCCGCAAACCACCGGGGCGGCCAATAGTGTGGTGGTGAATTTTAACCCGACAATCAATGTTAATGGCGGTTCAAATGGTGACGGAAACGGCGTTTTAAACCAGGTTCAGCAAGGCTTAAAGATGAGTTTAAACGAGTTTGAAATGATGTTGAAGCGCGTGTTAGACCAACAACAACGGAGAGCATATTAATGTATTTTATGTTAGGAAGTGTGGCGTTTGAGCCTGTTGATTTAACTGACTTTAACGAAACCCATGCAGCAGATTTCGCAGAGCATGCGGTCTTAAAAGGAAAACCCCGCTTGCAAGCTATGGGCGAGAAGCTCACCGAGCTTAATTTTGCAATCCGTTTGCATCATACGCTTGGCGGTGTTGAGCGCCGCTACCAGGAATTGTTAGGGGCGAAATCAAAACAAGCCGCGCTGCCATTAATTATTGGTCGCGGGAAGTATAAGGGCAATTTTGTGATCACCGATATTTCATCTGTCACCTTGTTTACAGATAAGCTCGGGAACGCCCTATGCCGCGAGATGAATATTAGCTTGCGGGAATTTGTAGGCGATATTGAAGAGAACCCTTTAGGCGCTGCATTAAACATTGGTGGCAACTCCTTGCTCGGATCTATTTTGCCAGCTGGTGCGGTAAAGGCGTTATCCCAGGTAAAAGAAACCGTGCAAAAAGGCGCGGAGTTATTTAACCAAGGACGACAAATTATTGACAGCGTTAGAGATACCGTGGCAGTTGTTCGCCAGCTATCTGATGACCCGGCTGCCGCGTTGGCATATTTGCCTGGTATTTTAAGAAATCTTGACGGGGCGATTGGTAATTTTGGTGAGCTTACCGGGATGAGAGATTTGCTGGAAGGTGTGCATAAAGTGCTGCCAGTGGCGAGTGATTTAGCCCGGGAAAGTGCGGGTATTTATGAAGATTTAATGTCTATGAAAGATAGTCTAACGCTAGGAAAACAATCTGGTGGAGCTGATTGGGATAACTGGTTTAAGCCCGCTGATAGCGCGCTTGGTGATATTAATGAGCGGGTTGATAACGCAGCTGCACCTGTGGCAGAAATGACAGCCTGGGTCGTTTTACGCAAAGATGAGGACGTAATTGATGACACAACAGACCGTACTTAAACATACCGTAAAACAAGGCGAGCGTTGGGACAACCTTGCCTATTACTATTATGGCAACGCATTGGACTTTGAACGCATTATTAATGCCAACCCGCACATAGGGTTGTGCGAAGTGCTGCCAACAGGGGCAACGGTTTATATTCCGGTGCTAAATATTAAGCCTACAAATAATGAATCAATGCCGCCGTGGTTGAGAGGTAATAATGAATAGTAACGTGCCAACCCCTGACTTTTCCATTTTATACGAAAAAACCAATATTACCGCTGACATTGAACCCCACTTAATTGAGCTGGCGTACACCGATAATCTTGATGGCGAGTCGGACGAGCTGACGCTAACGTTTGAGGATATTAGCGGGAAATGGGTGCGTCAGTGGTATCCAACGCAAGGGGATAAATTAAAGGCGGCGATTGGTTACAAGGGGACGCTGCTTGCCGATATTGGCGCGTTTGAAATTGACGAGGTGGAATATAACTACCGACCTTCATATATTCAAATCAAGGCGTTGAGTACAGGTATTGGAAAGGCAAATCGCACGTTAAAGCCTAAAGCTTATGAAAACACAACGCTCAAGCAAATAGTGGGCATAATTGCAGAAAAGTTAAAGTTAAAAGTGGTCGGGACAATTAAGCCAATCCAGGTTAAGCGCGTGACGCAATATCAAGAGCGCGATGTTGAGTTTTTGTCAAGATTGGCAAGAGAATATCATCACAGCTTTAAGATAGTGGGTGATCAGCTTGTGTTCACGGATAAAGACGAGCTAGGCAAAGAAGAAGCCGTGGCGGCGCTTGAAGAGCGAGATACGATATCGATTACCTTGCGAGATAGAATCAAGGATACGGCCAAGGAAGTTGATGTGAGTGGATATGATACTACAGGGAAAAAAGTCATCAAGAAGCGTAAAAAAGCAAAACCGCTGCGCGAAAAGATGAAACAAGCCCAGGCTGCAAGTGGGGACACGTTGAAGATTGTCACCCGTGGGGAAACCCAGGAGCAGATTGATGCGCGTGCCGATGCCGCGTTGGCCGAACAAAACGAAGACCAAACAGCGGGAAATATCACGCTGGTCGGTAATCCTAAGCTCGTGGCCGGCAGCACAATATTACTGCGCAACCTTGGCATTTTTAGTGGGAAATATTTAATAAAATCATCCCGGCATAGTATTACCCGTGGTGGCGGCTATACCACAAGTATTGATGTGCGCATGCTAGAGTTTATCCCGGATGATTTGCTTAGCACAGGCGCACTAACGGAAAATCAAGCGAGGGAATAAATGAAAACGCATGACTTTGGGGCAACTTATCAAGAAGGCATTATTTCAGCAGTTGATGCCGCGAACCATAAAGTGCGGTGCAAAATTCCCGCCCTTGAAGATTTAGAAACAGCCTGGCTGTCTTATTTAACACCTAATGCTGGCGGAAATCAGTTTTATTGTCTGCCTGATGAGGGCGAATTGGTGGCAGTGTTACTTGATGCGCGCGGGGAAGGTGGCTGTGTGCTTGGAGCAATTTACAATGAGAAAGACACCACGCCGGCGAATGATAACAACATGTGGGTGAAAAAGTTCACAAACGGGACAGTGATTTCGCACAATCGTAAAAGTGGCGAGATTAATATCAACACAAGCGGTAGCGTTACCGTGACCGCTGGCGGAGGTGTAAAAATCAATGCTGATACGTCAATTAGCGGGAAACTAACAGTGTCAGGAAAAATTACGTCCAGCACAGAAGTATCTGCTCCAAAAGTTAAACAAGGCTCTATTGAGCTTGGTACTCACAAACACCCAGGCGACTCCGGCGGTAAAACAGGCCTTCCGGAATAGCCCACTTCTTTAAATCGCTTTAAAAGCACTCTTTAGCATAGCCTTGTATCATCAAGGCTATGAACACACAAAGCACTCTTATCACAACACACTGGCAGATTGCACCTAACATTGAAAATCAAGTTGTGCAAGGTATTGATGACATCCATCAATGTATTGGCCACATCCTTTCAACGATGAAAGGGACGGATGTGTTGCGACCTGAATTTGGCAGTGATCACTTTCAATATATCGACCAACCGGAAGATATCGCAATTCCAAACATCGTGCGCGAGGTTACGTTAGCTCTTCAGCGTTGGGAGAAAAGAATTAAAGTTGACTCGGTCAATGTAGAAGGGACAGCCCCGCACTTTGAGTTTTTGATTTTTTGGACGTTAGTGGACGATGTCTATCGGGAAATTTATCAAACCAGCGTACAAATCGGGGGAACTAAATGAAAAAAGAAAATGTGAAAATTGTCTCCGATGATATTAAGCAAATTTTGGCTGATACCATTGCCGATTACGAGCAGCGCACTGGTAAAACATTGCAACCAGCACACATTGAACGCTCTATTATTCAATCTTATGCTTACCGAGAAATGCTGGTGCGACAAGGCATTAACCACGCTTTTTTGCAAACCTTTCCGCAATTCGCCACTGGGCTGGCGTTGGATTTATGCGGCGAACCGATGGGCTGTTATCGCTTATCAGACCAAGCTGCCGAAGTCACTTTGCGTTTTAGCGTGAGTGGTTCGCATTCCGCCATTGTTATTCCACAAGGCACGCTGGTTGGTGCAACCGACAGCCTATTATTCGCTACGCAAACCGAGGTGCGAATTAACCCGACTGAGCAATATGTGGATGTAACGGCGATTTGCCAAACCACAGGCGAAAGTGGCAATGGCTGGCAAATCGGGCAAGTAAAGACACTTAAAAGCGAATTGCCAACCGATGTAACCGTCTCCAATATTGATGTGTCTGCAAATGGTATCGACAATGAAAGCGATGATGACTACCGCAAGCGTATTTTGCTCGCCCCTGAAGCCTTTACCACTTGCGGTTCAGTTGCCGCTTACGAATATCACACTCGTAGCGTGTCGCAAGTGATTTCTGATGTGGTGATTTCCACCCCTCAAGGTGGCACGGTCAAAGTCACAGTGCTTACCAAGCACGGGCTGCCGTCAGCAATTTTACAGGATAAAATTCGCCATTACATCAGTGGTGAAAAACGCCGACCGCTGTGCGACACCGTGATTGTGGCTGCGCCTGAACGCAAAAGCTATCGTGTGGTTGCTAACTTAGATTTGCTCGCTACCGTCGCCGAAAATGAAGTGAAAGCCAAAGCCGAAACCGCTTTGCGAACCTATCTATCATCACGCACGCAAAAATTGGGGCTGGACATCGTACCGCTCGATATTCAAAGCGTGCTGAAAGTCGCAGGCGTATATAACGTGCATTTAACAAGCCCACAACTTACCGAACTCACGCCTGAACAATGGGCAGAGTGCGAAAGCATTACGATAAATATCAACGCGGAGCGGAAAGATGGCTAAGTTGCAATATCCATCTATCATTGAAACATCGCCAAAACTGACCGCACTTGCCGACCTTGGTAATCGGTTAAATCGGCTGGATAAATCGCAAATTATGACTAGTTTTGTGGATTTAGTCCCGACCGAGTTTTTAGAACTGCTTGCTGAAAAATGGAGTGTGACAGGCTATGACGGCTGGTTGCTCGCCGAAAGTATTGATGCCAAACGTAAGCTGATTAAACGAGCGGTCGAACTGCACCGCTACAAAGGCACACCGTGGTCAATGCGTGAAATTATCCGCCAGCTTGGGTTTGGGGAAGTGGAGATTATTGAAGGTTTATTCGATAAACGTCACGACGGTTCATTTACCCGAGACGGTACATATTTTCACGGCGACCACTCCAAATGGGCGCATTACCGCGTAATTATGCAACAAACCATTACTAACGACCAAGCCGATTTACTGAGAAAAACTTTGCGTGTTTTCGCTCCTGCTCGTTGTGTGTTAGCGAGCTTAGACTACCGTCAAGCAGCACTTCGGCACAACGGTATGGCAATGCGTAACGGCAGATTTAATCGTGGCACAGCTTAACTAAAAAAGGAAATAAAATGGCAAATTTAACCTTAACCCGACAATGGGTGGAAAACATCTATCAACTGGAAACTTCTGATCCTGTAATGGGTGGCCCAGACGGCGTTGATAATCGCCAAGCCAAAGAACTGGGTGCTAGAACGAATTGGCTAAAAGACCAATTGGACACCATCAACCAAGACCGCACTGGCTACGCACCCAAAGCTAGTCCAGCGTTCACTGGCATTCCAACCGCACCAACGGCTAATTTAGGCACGAACACCACACAAATCGCCACAACCGCATTTGTGAAAAACGCAATCGCCGCATTGGTGGGTTCTGCGCCTGCAGCATTAGACACATTGGAAGAATTGGCACGTGCATTAGCAGGCGATGCAAACTTAAAAGCGACGTTGCTTGCTGAAATCGGGAAAAAAGCCACCGCCACTGATCTTAATGCCTTACATGATTTATTTGTGGGAATTCCGATCCCTTACCCACTCTCTACCGTGCCAACAGGATGCTTAGCCATGAATGGGCAGCGCTTTGACACTAGACGTTATCAAAAATTAGCGCAGAAATATCCATCGGGTGTATTACCTGATTTGCGTGGCGAGTTTATTCGTGGTTTGGATAATGGACGAGGGGTAGATGCAGGGCGAGCGTTGTTGTCGGCTCAGAGCGATGCAATTAGAAATATCATAGGGCAGTTAGGAACTGATAATGGTTGGATATTTAGAAATCCAACGGGAGCTTTTTACGATCCATATAACGGAACAAATACACAACGATTAAGAGCAGTAACAACAAGTGAAGGAATTGGGGACGATGGCAGAAGTCTTGGTTGGTTAAGCTTTGATGCAAGCAAAGTTGTTCCAACGGCCAATGAAAATCGCCCTCGCAACATCGCCTACCACTACATCTGTTTAGCCGAATAAGGAGCAAAAATGACCGTGACATTTAATCAAGAAGGTTTTGCCGAAACTAGTGGTGAAATCACCGTGTATTGCACCGATGCGCAAGGGGTTTACACCAAAGAAACAACAGAGTATGTCAGTGCGGGCGGAAGCCTTGCGGCTGGTAGTTATTTAGATGCCCCGCCAGAACCGAAACAAGGCTTTGTGATTGTTCGAGTGGATAACAATTGGCAATATCAAGCCGACCATCGAGGCACTTATTACAACAAAGAAACAGGCGAGAAGGTCGAACATACCGCACTAGGTGAATTACCTGATAATTTAACCACACTTGCGCCACTTGCTGAACCGTGCAAGTGGAATGGCACAGGATGGGTAAAAGATGAAGCGAAAATTGCTGATAATTTTGCAAAAGATCAAGCAAAGCTTATTGCAAATATTGATGAGCATGCGGCAAGAATATACAGCACATGGACTCGCTTTGAATCTGAGTACCGTGAGCGCCAAGCCGCTGCGGAAGCCTTTAAAAAAGCAAACTATCAAGGCGAATGCAGCCGATATATCACAGACTTTGCCAAACGTGCCGGGTTAAATAACCAAGCTGCAACCGATTTAATTTTGGTGCAAGCGGCTGGGCTTGAAAAATTACAGTTAGAGCTTGCCAACCAGCGAATGCGTAAATACGAGCTTAAAGTGCCGGGATTGACAATCGAAAAAATGCAGTCCATTCACGATGACATTATTAAGCAAATGGATGCATTGATGGAGGCTTATAACAATGGCTAACCGTATCTATCTCGCTTTTTATAAGCATAAACGCAGCTTCTTAAAAGAGCCTTTTAAAGCCTTGGCCGATGCGGTGACGCGTTTTTTTACAAAGGGTAAATACTCACACTGCGAGATAGCGATTGAGCGCATGGAATTCGTCCACGGCGATCATTATGAGCACATTACGGTTTTTGATTGCTATTCATCGTCCGTGCGCGATGGCGGCGTTCGCTGTAAGCAGATTGATTTATCTGACGCGGATAAGTGGAATTTAGTCTTGCTAGATAACGTAACAGAAGCGCAGATTAAATCTTATTTCAACCGCACAACTGGCGCTAAATATGACTGGTGGGGTGCGTTAGGCATTGTGCTTGGAATTAAGCAAAAACGAAGCAAATATTTTTGTTCAGAATGGTGCTTTAACGCAATTTATAACAGCGAAGATGGTTGGCGTTTTAGCCCAAACCAACTTGCAGCGATGGTGCATAAAAATGGATAAAACAACGATTAACCTTTACCGTGGTGATGACGAGGAATGTATTGTTCGCCTGTTTGAAAAACAGCCGGATAAAACATTAAAACCACTCGATTTGAGTGATATGGCACGCTTTGATTTATGGGCGAAAGTCCGAAACAACGCCGTGCTAACGCTATCATCCACAACAGGTGAAATCGAAGTTATAGATGCTCCAGGCGGTGTTTTAAAAGTTACGTTTAGTCACAGTTTAACAAAAGACGCAACGTGGTCTCAAGCGGACTATGATTTACAGGCGGTATCTAATAAAGGACGAATTAAAACGCCAATTAAAGGCGGACGAATTAACCTCCAGTTTGATGTTACACCTGATATGACAGAGGCGCGTAATGGATGACATTGTTGCAGTGGTTGACCCACCCCAAGAAATAGTGGCGGTTGTAGAAAAGGGAGAGGTTATCAAACTTGAAAGCGACCAAGCAGATAAATTACCAACTCTCGAAGAGTTGAAAGCATTTTTTAATATAGGAGCAATTTAGCAATGGCAAGACCAGACTTCGCACAGATTTTAACAGAGTTTGCAGAATTCTTAGGGGGGAAAGATAAAGAAATCAGACAGCTTATCGGTGACCCGCAAACCCTAACAACAACGCAGAAAGCAACGTTAGTTGGGGCGTTGAATGAGATTAAACAAACTATCAACACGCTATCAAGCCGCGCAGCTGGTATTAATGATAGTGCAACCGATGATGCATCGACGCTATCAGCTAAAAAAATCCTCGAGCTATTAAAGCAGTCAAAAGCTGAAGTTAAAAATGAGTTATTGGGCGGCGAAGTGGATGCAAGCATTGATACTCTTAAAGAGCTTGGCGACATGCTAAATGGTATAAAAACCGGCGAGGATGGGCTTAATAGACTTGTTCAGAAGGTCACTCAAACTAACCAGTCGTTAGCATTACTTGTTCAGAAATTCACCGTGCTCGATGGCATTAATCTCAAGGACGCATATAACAGAGGGTATAACCGATAATGACAATAGAGGCAGGTTTGACTGAATTTGCCGAGTATCTAGGTGGTGAGATTCGGCGAGTTGAGAACAAAATTCCAACGGTCGGGGGGCAATCCAATAGCCCAGCTAGCGCTCAGATTATTGCCGGCGAAGGCCGGCCGGATAAGCCTGACACTACTAACGGCAAGATTACAGGTGGCGAGCCGAACGGAGCTTTTTATAACTCAACAAATGGCGCTAACGTCGGTGCGTTTCTATGGCAAAAACAAAACAACAAATGGGTTGTCATATCAGGCGACACTGGCTCTAGACGGATGAGTAACCTTTCTGTGAACATCAAGGAAGGAGCCATTTATCTAAGACGAATGAATAACAGAGTTGAGTGTGCTTTTTATTCAGGACGTTGGGATACTATCTCTTTTTGCGGGAGCAGTAATCCTAAGTTTGTGAGGAAAAACCACGCCAAACGAATGGATATTTTACCGCCTCCGAGAATACCAATCGGCTTCCGTACACGCACACCTATTATGCTCCCTTTTTATAGTGATGACGGCGATGAAGTTGCGGTAGTGTATATTGCTAGTATAGGTGATAGATCTTATATTGAGTTAAGGTTTAGGGACAAAGTACCAACAACAGACCTTGATTATATGCGTCTTCCAGTCGTCAGTTGGATAACAGACGATCCTTTCCCCGAAGTATTACCGTAAGGAATAATAATGACAACCAACCAACCAAACAAACAAACTGAACGTATTATGTTTAAACAAGCTCCACTTCCATTCGTTGGACAAAAGCGAATGTTTTTAAAACACTTCGAGGAAGTGTTAAACGCTAATATTAAAAACGATGGCGAGGGATGGACTATCATTGATACATTTGGCGGAAGCGGTTTATTAAGCCACGTTGCTAAACAACTCAAGCCTAAGGCACGTGTAATTTATAACGACTTTGATGGGTACGCAGAGCGATTGTCTCATATTGACGACATTAACGCGCTTCGTGCGCAGCTTTACGCAGTAGTCGGTAACGCTACGCAAAAAAACAAAAGATTAACGAAGGAATGTAAAGCAGAATGCGTCAAAATCATTCAGAATTTCAAAGGCTATATTGACCTGAATAGTCTAGCGAGCTGGCTTCTATTTAGCGGCCAACAAGTGGCAACATTAGACGACTTATTTCAGAACGATTTTTGGCATTGTGTTAGACAGTCTGATTATCCGAAAGCGGATGGATATTTAGACGGACTTGAGATTACGCGCGAGTCATTCCACACGCTTTTACCTAAATTTAGTGGCGACCCTAAAGCCTTATTTGTTCTAGACCCGCCATATTTATGCACCCGCCAGGAAAGCTATAAACAGGCGACTTACTTTGATTTAATCGACTTCCTTCGATTAATCAACATTACTCGACCGCCTTATATCTTCTTCAGTTCAACAAAGAGCGAATTTGTTCGCTTTATTGAATATATGGTCGAAGATAAGGTTGATAATTGGGAGGCTTTTTACAACTCCGAGCGTGTTGTTGTTAAGGCTTCAGCAAGTTATTCCGGGAAGTACGAAGATAACATGGTTTATAAGTTCTAA